GGTCATATATCAACATTTACATTAACAACATTAGCAACTACACCAGATCTTAAATTAGAACAAAGAGGATGGGAACCAATAGACTATAATTGGGCATTTAGAGGTTAAACATGGCAGTATTTACAGCAATAGCAACAGCAATAGTAGGAGCAGTAGGGTTATCAGGTGTTTTAGCCACTATTGCAACATCAGTTATTGCAGGTGGACTTGCATATGGTACAGCAAGGGCATTAGGTGTATTTGAACCACCTTCAATGGGAGATACTAGCGATCCTGGAACAACTATTCAGTTACCACCAGCAACAGATAACAGATTGCCTATATTATATGGACAAGCATTCACTAGTGGTCCTATATTTGATGCCGCAATCAGTAATGAAAACAAAACAATGACATATTGTATTGCATTATCAGAAGAAACACAAACAGGTACATTTAGTTGTAGTCAAGTCTTCATGAACGATGTAGAACTTATATTCTCTGGTAATACTGTAACAAGTCACAGAGATCCTAACCAAAGTACTGATACTAGTTATGCTGGTAATGTAAGAGTAAACATATATCAGGGCGGTAGTGCAGGATCAGATGTTATATTTCCTGACAATGGTACAGGTAGTTCAACTGCCGCAACAGCCATTGTTCCTCATTGGGGAGTAAATCATACAGCAAACGCAATGGTATATGCTGTATTACAAATAGACTATGATGCTGAAAACGGATTAGCAGGTTTACCACAAATGACATTTAAAATGAATAACACACTTAACAATCCAGGAGATGTGTTACATGATTACTTAACATCTGATCGTTATGGTGCAGGATTAACCACAGCACAAATAGATGTAGATACATTTACAGGAACAGCAAATACGCAAATGAAAGGTTATGCTGATGAACTAGTAGCATACACCAACAAAGCAAATGTAAGTACAACAAACAAAAGATATCAAATAAATGGTATGTTAAGTACATTTGATGTATGTACAAATAATATAGATAAGATATGTCAAGCAAGTGCAACATTCTTTACTTTTAATCCTAAAAAGGGTAAATTTGCCGCTATTCCTAATAGAGCATTGAGTAGTACAGAATTAGCCAACTGTTTAGTGTATAATGATGATAACATAGTAAGTAAAATAGATATTAGTTCAACAGAACTATATTCACTATACAACGGTGTTGAAGTATCCTTTGCAGATCAAAACAGAAAAGATCAAACAAATACAATACAAGTAAATACTCCAAGTGGCGACAGAAACGCAAATGAACCAGACAATGTACTAACATATACATTGGATATGGTTAATGACAATGTAAGAGCAGAAAGATTAGCAAATATAGACCTTAATCAAAGCAGAGTAGGAACAGTTATACAATTTGCAAGTGATTTTAGTGGTATACAATCAGATGTAGGTGATGTTATAAAAGTAACAAACAATCTATATGGATGGACTGACAAGTTATTCCGTGTTATGAGAGTAACAGAACAACAATCACCAGAAGGTATGGTAACAGCACAAATATCAGCATTAGAATATAGTGCAGACTATTATACAAATCCTGTAAGTACTGAAACACCAGATATAGGATTTATAGATTTACCAAGATTACCCATTATACCACCTATTTACATACCACAAGTATATTCAGGTGATTATTCTAATGTTGCCGCACTATCAGGTTCAGTATTCGGTAACGTAATTGTTAATGATGCAATGAAAACGTTTGGTGCAGGTACTCAGTTAACTGACCAGCCTTCGTCTAATACAAGTGTAGTATCCGGTACAACTTTTAATGAAATTATACCAGAAGAAAGTTATGATATAACAGGTATTGATTTAGGTGATTATGAATTTACTTCAGCGGCAGGTTTAGGTGGTGCACCTACAACAGCATTTGACGTAGGGTTCTCAAATAAAGTTACGTTAACTTGGGCCAATGCAACATCTACCGTTTCTAATACTTTATCAGGAGGTGGTGTACAATATTCTAATGTGCCTGTTACAACAGCATTAGGTAATTTAACAGGTGTTTTAAAAGTGCCAACAGATCCTACTGTATATGGACATCCTGCTGATATGAAACCACAAACAGCCAACGTTACTTTATTAGGATATTCTGACATAACAGAAAGTCTACCTGACTTCCCAAGATCATTTGCAGGTTTAAATTATCAATTGTTAAGAGTTACAAAAGGTGAAAAAGAATAATGTATAGAACATTTTATAATACCAGTACAGGTAAATTAATTATTTCTCGTAAAATGCGACAAGAACTTGTTGATGCCAGATTAGCAAAATATACTGATCAAGCATATTTGAATGTACCTTGTATGGAAATAGACAAATATCAAGTAAATTTAGAAACATTAGAACTTGAAGCAATACCAGAAGTTAACACAATACCACATTGGATGAAGCAACGTAGAAACATAAGATTAGCAGAATGCGACTGGACACAGGCCGCGGATTCTCCATTATCAGATACAAAAAAGGCAGAATGGGCAACATATAGGCAACAATTACGAGACTTGCCTACAAGTTATTCAAATCCAACAAGCAAAGACGATATAACTTGGCCAACTAAACCGGAGTAAACAATGCCATTAGGAAGTAGTAAATTTTTTAATAACAAAATTAGATATGGATCAGGCCTACCTTTTACACCTATTGTCAGTGCAACCTTAAATTTAACAGATAACGATGCCAGAGAAGCATATGATAATACGTTAAGAATAGGCGATAAAATTACAAGAAATTACAAAACAATTTCGCTAGATGTAACTACAAATGTGCCTAATGCTACCTTATGTATAGATTGCGAAGGTGCTGTAGATGGCGACTTTACAACCAGTGGTACTCATAATTTTTTTACAACAGATGGTAATGGTGATGGAACAGCAACAATAACATTAAATATGGATACCACATACGGTGATAAAGAAATTACACCCACAATAAAAAGAGCACCTGGAAGCGATATTCTTGCATCTACCAGTAATGTATTCGTATTTGCTGTAGAAGGACCTAATATAAGTATACCAGGTAGTAGTAATACAACTATTACAACACAAAATGGTATAGACGATATAACATATAAAGGTATAAGTCATACAATTACATCAGTAGGGAATACAACAATGACATTAAATAGCATAGGGGCTCAAAGTGTTAATGTAATTGATTATGCTTTTAATACCGCCGGTACCGGTAATAACAAAAGTTACTACAGTAGTACCTCTAATGTATATACTATGGTAGAGTGTGATACATACGTGGGTAATGCTACTACAGGAGTAGGAGATCAAATAGTATTTAAAGTAAATCCTAATTTTGGTCATGACACATTCAATGCATATACACAAAATATAAAATTTGAAAATATTCCAGCAGAACTTAATCACCTTGACGGTATAACTTTTTATATTAATCCTGTTCCTGCAAGTGCTGATAGATATCAAATATTTACAAATGCGGGCGGAACTGTAAGACTTTATAACGATATTGCTAATGTAAGTGTACCTGATATGAAAGGTAATGCAGACAGTACTAACTTTGTAACTTCAAACGTTGGTACAGGAGTTAATCAGATTGCTACAGGAATGTTAAAATTGTTAGTTATAGGAGGCGGTGGTGCCGGTAATGTAGCAGGTGGCGGTGGCGCTCAGGGAATAATGCACAATTATTCGTTAAGTAATTTAACATTAAGTACGCCATATGTAATGACTCTTGGCGACGGTGGTAATACCAGTATTATAGGAGAAGGTACGCCTACACCAAGTAATGTAAGTAATTATTTTGGAGCAGGAAATAATACTATAGCATTTAACGGAGTCGGTTCTTTGTCTATAACAGCCCAAGGTGGGGGCGCAGGTGATATAACACAAGGAGGTAGTATTCCAGGACCGTCATACGCAAGATTGAATGCAGGGCCTACGCCTACGCAAAATGGCTATCAAGGTTATGATCACGAAGGAACTGTTGTACCTGCAGGCGGGCAAATATGGGGTGCGGCTGGTCGTGGTAGAAGCGGAACGAGTGTAGATGTAAGAGTTGCCTCATTAGGTGCATCAGCAATTATACCTGTTAGTGGACCCGGCTCAGCATTAGCGAATAGCAAAATACTTTATGGAGCATACGATATACATCCTTCCTTAGATTTTGATGATGGTACAGAATTTGAATTCTCTGGTGGTGGCGCCGGTAGTGGATTGGCTACCAGTGTATTTGCAACTGATTGGGGAGTCACATCGCGATATCCAAGTAGTTCTAATGCCTACGTATGTCCAGGTACAGGATTATCTGGAGGGGGCAATGGTTATGCTCAAGGATCATATGAAGGTAATACCAACGTCTTACCTCCAGCATCTAATTGTAGTATATTTACAGGTGATAATGGAACTGATGGTACCGGTGGCGGAGGCGGTGGTACGTTGTTTAGCAGAAATGAAACAACAGAAG